TGTTCGCTGTATCGCTGTGCGGTACCGCTGGTGTTGCATCCAACCACGCCGAGTAAGCGCCGAACACATCGCCGACGTTTGCTTTAGTGTACCGCCACTGCCATACGACGCCGCCGGCAGCGCTGGTGGTCTTCGACCAGTGCAGGTGTGGGCGAACCGCCGTCCCTTTCTCCCACGCGTGCGGCATCTGTGCAACGCCGCCTTGCCCGTTGATAATCGAGCCGGAGAACAGGAGCGTGCCGGGGAAGTCGGTATCGTCGATAGACGGTGGTGCGGCCTGACCCGCCGGGTTAAGCCCTTGCGCGGGAAACCGCAGGTCGTCCCATCGGGGCGACTGAACAAAGTGCATTCGCTGCCCTTCGACGGTAAGGTCCGTGATGTACCCGTCGTCGTCTACGTGCGCAACAATCTGGTCATTCACGAAGATTTCAGTGCTCACGCCGGTGCCCCCATGTTGTCAGTGACCGGTTCGCCGGTCATGAGCTGCTGCTTGTTCTGCTGCGGGTCTTCCTGTGCGCGCTGTCGTCCGCCTTCTCCGGCCTGCGGCTGCTGTGGCGGGGCCATACCCTGCTGCATCTGCATCTCCAACTGCTTGAGCTGGAGTGCTTCGGCTGATGGCACGATGGCGTCGGCGTCCATGTCGAGCGTCTTGGCCTGTTCGTGGAGTAGCGCCGCGATACCCTCCATGCCGACGATCTGCTGCACGACGGGAGAACTGAGCACTACCTGCAGGAATTCGTTGCGCCGAACCTGCGCGGCATCCTTGACCACGAGGCTGTTGGCTCCGCGAGCGACGATGTTGACGTCGCCCTTGAGGTCAGGATCGTCGGCGTACTGCATGTTGTAGAAATACAGGCGCTCGACCAGAGGCTTGGTGACGTAGGTGTCGATGTTGAAGATCACCTGCTTGATCGTCTTGCCAGCGTTGCTCATCAGCATGGACATGCCGGATGCCGTACGCCCTGCGCCGCCGATACCCGCGTTGTCGCCTGTGATGTACCGTGGGATGCCTGTATCCTCATCGGCGCGCATCGAGAACTTGTCGAAGATCGCCATCAGTTCGCCGGACATACTCTGCGGTTGGAAGAACTCCATCGGCTTCGCGGCGCTGCCCATCGGGTCGTTGGTGAACTGCCAGATTTTCCACGGGAACATCTGCGTCAGGTCTTCCCCCGGCGGTAGTCGGTCGATATTGACGCCGACCTGTGGTCCGGAGGCAATACCCATGTTGTTCGCCATCGCTCGTGCAGCGTAGTTGCACATGTTCGCGCAGTCGCGCATGAGGTCGGGCGGCGCGTTGCCCCACCATGCGCCGGGGATTTCCTCGAAACACGCCTTGAAGTATGGCTTGCGGTGGAACGGATCGTAGTTGAGGATAGCCTTGATGACCCACCGTCCGACCAGCCACACCTCACAGTGGTACTCCTTGGACGGATCGAGCGGCTCGCCGCGGTCTTCGGTCATGCCCCACTCGATGAGCATCTTGCCTTGTACCGCACCCCAATACTGGAGCGCGTCGATCTCGGCTTCGGGGTTGTTCATCACGGCGGAGACGGACTTGCCTTCGGCCTGCGCCTTGGATGAGTCGACCGCCAGCCAGTCGCGCAACCCGCCACGTCCGTAGTCGTCGAGCACCGCCTTGATCGCGCCCTCGTCGTACCCTTCGACGCCGATCAACTCGGACAGGGACGTACGGGTCAGCCGGTGACGTTCGATCAGGTCGCCGTCGTCAGGGTGGGTACTGTTCGGTGCGGGGTACAAGTTGAACGGGTCGACGCGGCTCCATGTCGGGACGATCTCATCGACCACTACCGGCTCGTACTCGCCGACTGTGGTTTCCTTCCACACCATTCGCGGCTTGCGCCGCAGTGTCGGCCCCTTGATACACGCCGCCGGGAACGTCACGATGTCGTCGATGAACTCTGCGAAGGCTCTGGAGAACCCGCCTTCTTCGAGCTGGTCCTCCATCTTCATCTCCATCCGACCGGCAGCTTCCTTCGCCATCTCCTTGATCTCGACCATCATGGTCGATTTGACCTGCTCGATCAGCTCTCTGGCCATCTGCTCGGTAAGCGGCGCTCCGATCATCGCCTCGACCTGCATCGCCTTCTGGTTCGCCGCGTCGTAGACCGCGCGGTGCAGGTTTGGCGGGAGGTCCGGCAGCGGTGTGGGGTCGATCATCCACGGCTTTTCGTCGCGGGAGCCGGTCAGGGTGTCGCGCAACCACGCCGATGCCGCCCGGCATTTGTTGCTCGTGATCATCATATAGATTTCCGAGCCGCCGGTCTTCTTGATCTCCGCCAGCAGGTCCGGCTCGTACACACCCCGGCGTTGTCGCAGGTTCGTCAGGAGCCGCTGCTCGACAGTCTGCTGCTTGGCCGTTCGCGCCGCCTCCCACACTTTCTTGACGTGGCTGGCCAGGGACTGTATGCCAGGCTGCTGCTGTCGCAGCTCCGCCTCGCGTTTCTCGTCTTCCAGAATATCCCGCAGACTGCGGGTAGGGAGAATCCCGTTGAGGTTCAATCCGGCCATATGCTCGTCCCTGCGATAAATTTCCCGCTACTGTATCACATCTCGGTGCATCAACACCGCGCCCACGCCAGCGGAGCGGGCTTTATCTCCCTCCGCGCCGTCGTCACCGCCATGCCGTATGCTGCCCCGCCGTCGTGCTGCAGGCAGGCGTACTGTAGTCCGTCCGCGTAATCGCTCCACGGATGGCTTTTCTCCGGCACATCGTCCTGCACACCCTTCGTGTTGATCTTGTACCGGTACTTGCCCGCCAGCGCCTTGATCAGCTCCGTCTCGCTTGCGTTGATCAGCAGCGCCGACTGCCCCTCGACCGTCCGCGTCATGTAACTCTCGACCACAGCCAACCGTGCCGCGAGGGTATTTGTCGGCGCGGGCTTCACCATGAACCCCTCCGCCTTGTATATATCCGCGACCGTGCGCTCGTCGGTCTGCGCCCGCTGGAACGCTGCCGGGTCGATGACGATCATCGCCTGCTTCCCTGCAAACTCCGCCGCCAGCGTCGGCTTCAGCTTTTCCCGGATGAATCGCAGCGCACCCATCCCGGTGTCCGTCCCGGTGATCGCCTTGTGCACCAGCACCCGCCCGTTGTACGTCGGCTGTGTGATGACCGCCGTCGGGTTCAGCCCGGCATCGACTCCGACTATCAGCGTGCTCGCCTGAACGATCAGCGGCGTCTTGGCCACATGGATGTCCCGGTCGAAGCAGCGGAATACCGGCATGCCTGACAGCGACTTACCCCACTTGCCGTGCACGTAGACGTCGATCCACTCCTCGGTCTTGCCGACGATGATGTCCTCGTAGTACCCGCTCGGCAGGTGCTGCACCCAGTCCGCCTCGGGCGACAGCCCGCTCGGCTGGATCGTGACGTGGCAGTTGTCCGCCGGGTCCGACAGGTACTGCTCCCAGAACGTGTCCCGGTCTGGTGGGTTCGTCGCGCCCCACACCTTCTTCATCGGGCGACCGTCGTCGTCGACGCACCCCCGGATCGGGTTCCCCTTGTCGTCGTACCCCCACTCCGGACGGTGCGGCACCATCATCCCGTCAGGGTACCGCCCCAACCGGCTGGTCAACTGGTTGAACACGTCAGGGTTGATCTCCCGGAACTCGTCCAACACCCCGAATGACAACTGGAGGGAGAGCAGCCGCCGTACGTCGTCGGCGTCGTCAAGGCCACGGAACAGCACCTCGCACTCCACACCATCCAGCTTCAGCAGGAATTTCGAGTCTGTCTTATATAGTATGCCCGCATCACCGTTCGGGAACCACTTCAGGAAGTCCGGTATGGTCGTGTCCCACAACATCTGCCGGGTGTTCCGCACCACGACGCAGCGGCTTCGTCGTATTCCGTCACGACACGGTGCCATTCTGGAGGCTTCATACGCGATTTTGACGATGGAGGCGGTCGTTTTTGTCGACCCCACCGGTCCGACGATGAAATTCTGGAATTTGTCGCTGGTCAGGAACGGTTCGACCGACGGCGAGGGGGTGTATTCAAGTACGCTCACAACGCCGCCAACATTTCAGCGGTTTCGGAGCGGTTTACGAGGTACGACGGGGTATTTTCGTCCGGTTCGGGGGTAAATTCGACGTCCAGCACCTCGACTTCGGTGTTTTGCAGCGTTTTC